AATAATTAAAAATGATTTAATTATTTATTTATTTTATACAAATAGAAAATATTATGCAGGTACAAATAGCATCTGATTTACACATCGAATATATCAATCAAAAGATTGATGTTAACAATTTTATTGAACCAAAAGCTCCTATTTTAATACTAGCTGGTGACATCGGTTCACTTTATTTATATGATCAGTTATATAATTTTTTGTCAGATTTATCTCTAAAATTTAAATATATATTATATATACCAGGAAATCACGAGTTTTATACAATGAATGACATTAAACCATTACCGTTTAGGATTTTAGCGAATAGATTATATCAATTAGAAAATAGTATATCAAATTTGTATATCTTAAATAAATCATCTGTTATTATTGAGAACATTTGTTTTATTGGTGCAACTTTATGGAGTCAAGTTCCAGAAAAATCTTTTATACCTAAATATAGAGTGCGAATTAAAGGTATGAATAGTTACCAGTATCAATCAAATCACATAAAAGATCTTCAATTTATCAGTAAAACGCTTGATTTTTGTAAACAAAAAAACTTAAAACCATGTGTTATTACTCATTATCCTCCTTTAAAAAAATGCATGGGTCCACATCACTCTAACGACAAATATCAATTTTTATACTTTAATGAATTAGATTATATGTTTAATAATTATAATATACATATGTGGATATATGGTCATGTGCATTTTAATCAAAAATTTAAAATCCAAGATTGTACATGTTTATCTAATCAGTTGGGAAGAGAAAGAGATAATATTACTGATTATGTTAAAGATTTTGTGTATAATTTTTAAAATTAATTTTAATTTTAAAAAAAAATATTATAAAATAAAATGAAACGTTCTGATTTAGAAGGTAAAAATTTAGGAGAACTTAAAAACATCGCTAAATCCAATAAAATAAAAGGATATTCTAAATATCGTAAATCAGATATCCCAGAATTAATTAACTTATTGTTAAATTTTAAAATTTCGGAAAAACCAAAAAAAAGTGTTTCCAAGAAACCAAAAAAAAGTGTTTCCAAGAAACCAAAAAGAAGTCGTTCAAATAAACCAAAAAGAAGTCGTTCAAGGAAACCAAAAACAAGTAGTTCCAAGAAACCGGTAAAAAATATTTATAATATTGTTTTACCTGGATATACAAAAAAAATAAATAAGATGAAAATAAAAGAACTTCGAGAATATGCATCGCGTATGAATTTAAAAGGTTATTCTGGTCTAAATAAAGATGATTTAATCGTATTTATTACTGAAAATAAACCCGAGAAAAAACAGAAAACACCTGTCAAATATAATTTACCTTTATCTAAAGAAGAAGTCAAATCATTAAAAAAAAATGAAATGATTCAAATTTTAAAAGACAATGGTATTACGACTGGTCTTCCTCAAAAAAAATCTGATATAATGTTACTTTTACAACAGAATAAATGCTCACCAATTGATAAAAAATATTGTGATAAAAATGAAGTATGTGATATCAGAAATAACGTTTGCATGCCCCCTGATTTCTCAAAAAGAGGTTTAATAAAAATTAAATTAGATGGAAAGGAAATAATTGGTACTAAACAAGCTATTGATAAGATTAAAGAACATATCAAACAAAATGTAAAACAACCAGTATTAAAAGAAGAGGGTGTAATGGATGTAATCGATATAATAGATGATGATAAAGTGGATCCTTTAGATGATATAATGGACGATGATAAAGCAGATCCTTTGGATATTATTGACGATGATGCTGGTATATTAGATATTGCGGATGAATACATTGATTTAAATGATATGGATATTGAAAAATCGTTAGAAGAAATAGAAGTCCCAGAACAAAATGAAAAAATAGAAATGTTAGGAGATGTCCAAAAAGAAGTATTAAAATGTCTCGGAATGTTATAATATAAAAAGAAATGATTTAAAAGATACAAAAGTATTATAAAATGATTTTCAGTAGTAAATCACAAATGATTCATGTTATATCAGAAGTAGTTGTTTTAATTGGATTTACGTTTTATTTTACTAGTAAACTAAATAAATTATCAGATGACTTAGTAAAAACAAATCAAATAGTTAAATCACAAAACGATAGAATAAATTATTTAGAAAATATGGTTAAACACGTTTTAAATAAAGTAAATAAACCAGTTCAAGTAGAACCATATCAAAACACTCCAATAGTTCATAAAAAAAATATTTCAAAAATAAAAGAAGAAGTTACTCGTAATGTTGTTTCTACGCCTATAAAAGAAATACAATTAAACCCAAATAGTAAAGAAACATTACACGAAGAAGAGACTGATGAAACATTATTAGACGAAACATTAGATGAAACATTAGATGAAACATTAGATGAAACATTAAATGAAACATTAGATGAAACATTAGATGAAACATTAAATGAAACATTAAATGAAACATTAAATGAAACATTAGATGAAACATTAGATGAAACCACGCAACAAGAGGAAACGGTAGAAGAAAATTTGGACAAAGAATTAGAAGCAGAATTGGCTGAATTAAAAGAAGAAGAAGAAAAATTAGAATAATTTTTATGACCATAAAAATTATTTAAAATGTCGTTGTAAAATTCCAACCTAAATCTTTAAAAAGTTCTTTACATATTTTATCATGAAATGATTTTCGTTCGTTGGATTTTAAAATATTAAAATCTGATTTTCGACACGCATATTTATGTCTACGTAATAATTGGTAGAGTACATAATGGGTATTTATAAAATTCTTTCTAGATAGTGCTTGATTTTTCTTGTATTTTTTATCGTATTGAGACACTAATAAGTCAAAATCTTCTAACAATTTTGGTTCTAAATGAGATATATTGTCTGGTGTTTTTCCGGTTAAATTATAATGAATTAATATTATATCTTCATAATGTTTGGAATATCCTAATTCTTTTAGAAACAGAAAAATATGTTTTCGAGTAATCTTTTCAAACTTAGTTTGTTTATCATCGCTTTTTAAGAGCAAACCATGTAATTCAAATTGTTCTGTTAATCTAGTATATACTTCTGGTAAAATATTAACATTTTGTTTACCTTGATATTGGTTAATACAATCTTTAAAATGGACTTTTCTATCATAAGTATATTTTGCACTCATATTAATTCGTTCACTATCTTTATATGATGAATTAGTAGAAGACAATTGAATAACATTACCACATTCTAAACATATTTCATTATTATCTATTTTCTGAAAATTACTTTGCGAACAATTTGGGCATTTATAATTATTTTTTTTCTCAGGTGAAAGTTCACATGTTTCGTGTTTAATATCAACATATTTATTGGCTATTTTAATATATTTTTGAATGAGTTCTTTTTTCTCACTTTGCTTATTGTCTCTTTTTCCAAAAAAAGAAAATACAACTGGTTTCTGTAAAATTTCTTTATATTTTTCAATGGTTTCAGTACTTTCCATAATATAAAAATGATATGAATTGTTATTTGATATATCTTTGATTTTACTTTCAATTGTATTTAAGCTTTCATATAACTTACTTTTCATTCGATGTGTTGTATTCGATTCCAATGATTTCTCTATAGTTTTTTTTTCTTTCTCGTATTTTTTTATTTTCTGTTTTTCTTTATTAAATTTCTGTAATATATTCTGATGTATCAACAATATATCAATATTATTCATTTTATGTTTTGTAATCAAAAATCTTATATTTAAACAAGAATTCTTAAATAGCAAAAAAAAAAAATTTTTTAAAATTTTTTTTTTCTTGCAAGTAATAAAAATGAACAGTAAATCTTCTCTGTGTACTTCAAATCTTACATCTGGTTTCATCGATTTGGCAACTTACGATGAATTAGAAAAATACATGTATGGTGGTGCTGATGCAACCGCTTATTTCGTGCGTGAAACTCGTAAATCCACGTGGTTTACTCAAGTTCCTGTAGTTCTTAGTAGAGCTAGTGGTTCTCCTGAATTCGGCCAAGAGTGGTCTGTTACTATCTCCCGTGCTGGTGATTATCTACTTAACACCTGGTTGCGTTTGACTCTCCCAGAAGTTAAAAACGAATCAACATGTAAAGATAATGGTTCTCACGCTGTTATTGCATGGTCTCCTAATCTAATGCACAATCTTGTCAAAGAATGTTGCATTACATTCAATGACCTTGTTGCTGCCAGATTTGACAGTTATCATCTTG